TCTCTGGCGGTCCTGATTTCTTGCGCTTCTTCGTTTGTAAATGTATACTTCTTCATTTCGCATCACCACTAAGATTATAGCATAGTGGTAACAATTATTCAATCTTTTTAATCAGATATTAGTATGACATCGTCCTTGCTGTGCGGCACTGCTAAATGTCAAGAATAATTTGCAAAAAACGGGAAAAAATTTTTGAACGGTGCTACACTGAGAGCTGCTGGCCTATGCCAGCAGCTTGATTTTTAGCGGGTTTCTGCTGTTTTGGGCATGACTGTGCCACCGGGCCGCCTGGAGGCCGTCCGGCTCCCATCGTCCTCTTTGGTATGATATTTTAGGCAGCCAGCAGCTCCTCCTCAAAGAGCATGGCGGAGGATTTCCACCCCAGCACCTTGCGGGGATAGTTGTTTATCCATTCCTCAGCCGCCTTGATGTCAGAGGCCAGCACCGTGTCAAAATTGGTGCCCTTGGGGAAAAAGCGCCGGATGAGCCTATTCATGTTTTCATTGCTGCCCCGCTCATAGGCACTGTATGGGTGGCAGAAATAGACCGCAGTGCGCTTGCCGTGCCGCCGCTGGGCTTTCTCAATGCCCTCAAAATCTTGAAACTCACAGCCATTGTCCACAGTGATGCTCTTGAAAATGTTGTAAAACTCTTTGCCAAAGCGCCTCTCCAGTCCATTGAGAGCACGCACCACGCTGGCGGCGGTGTGGTCTTTGACCAGGAGGATGATGCCCTCACGGGTCAGGCGCTCCGTGAGCACCAGGAGAGCCTTGCTGGAGCCCTTGCAGCCCATCACACTGTCCATCTCCCAATGGCCAAAGCTCTGGCGCTCTCCGATCTCCTCAGGACGGTGCTCAATGGTTTCACCCTTGGGCGCTCTGGCCGCCGTCTGCCGGTCATGCTTGGTCTTGTCATAATGGCGGCGGCCTTTATCGTGCAGATGCTCTGGGGCAAGATGCAGAAACACATCTCCACGGAAAATGTAGTTGTAAACGGTGCTTTCACAGAGCTGGGTATCATAGACCTCACCCTTGTTGCGGATTTCTGCAAGGGCGGCTCCCGGAGAGAAATGCTGGTCCATGATAAGCTCCTCAAGCCTCTGCACCAGAGCGTGGTCATGGCCGATTTTCAGATCAGGACCCTTGGCGGCCATGTTCTCTCTGTACTTGAGGATGGCATAATCCGCACAGTAGCGCTCCTCATATTCCAGCTCCGTGGTGATTTGCTTGCACTTGCCCCGTTTAATCTCATAGTAAATGGTGCGGACACTCTTGCCCAGCGCCTCTGCTATCTGCTCTTTGGTGTTGCCCACCTTGAGCATCCGCTCCATGGTGAGGCGGTCATTGTCGGTCATGTGCTTTGCGCCCTTTTTATTCATCTCCGCACCTCCCAAAAATTAAAAGCGGCGGGTTTTTACACCGCCGCTTTGTACTGCTTTAGTAGCTCTGTTGTTTCCCCATCCGGCAAGATGTCCTCCAGTTTACAGTGGAGGGCTCCACATAGCTTGAGGAGCGTGGCCAGCTTTGCGCCGGTGATGTCTTTGACACCCTGCTCATAGTATTGGAGCATCCGGGGATTGATACCAGCAGCAGCGGCCAGTTGATTTTGAGAAAAGCCCTGTGCACTGCGTACACTCTGGAGCTTGCTGTTGTTCATGGCGGGCACCTCCTTGAATTTGATAATACTATTATACACCTTTTGGTGTATTTGTCAAGCATAAAAATGGGCCGTCCAAGGAAAAATATGGGCGGCTCCTGTGATGTTATCTTTTTGTTGCTCTCAGCCGATCAGCAAGCATGGCCAGTGCCGCCACATCTCGCTCATCCAGCCCAGAAACATTGATGCTTGCCGTGGGCTCCACGCCCAGGAGGTAGTCCGTGGACACGGAGAAAAGGCGGGCCAATTCCACAATGCTTGCCGGGGATGGCGTGGAGAGCCCCTGCTCCCATGAGTTGACACCGTTGCGGGTGATGGCCATGCGCCGTGCAAGCTCCGCCTGTGTCCAGCTCCGTGCCTCCCGGAGCGCCTTTATTCTCTCTGCTATCATCCGCAACACCTCCTGCCCCCATTATAGACTGCCCATTTGGTAGGTCATTATCAAAGAGGTTCCAGCGCTTGACAGCAGCGGAGGTGACCGGCTATAATGCAAAAGTCAAGAATAAACAAGAAAATGGAGGCGGCGGACATGAAAGCGGTAAAAAAAATCTTGGCGGTGGTGTGCATTATTCTGGCGGCTCTTTTCCTCATCATGGTTATTGCGGACCGGCAGCAATGGGTGGTTTATTTGGTCATGGCCGCCTTTTTTGCAGCAGTCGGGCTCCTGCTCCTCAGAAAGAAAAAGCCCTCCTCTGCCTTGGGAATTATCCAGCCTCCTGAGCAGGTGGATGCCTACATTGATGTGGACGGCGTGACCTATCGCACGGATGGCAAGCCTATTGAGGACCGTGAGGTGCCCTATTTGATACAAAAGGGCCTCCAAGATGTGCTTGAGCATCCTGCCGGAGCTCCCGCCGATGCCACCCCAGAGGAGATGGCTTTTTTGTCCGCACTGGAGGGGGCACTCAAAGTGGCTCATAAAAGCCCGGTGTATTCAGTGAGGCGCATGTCTAATAAAGCTCTTGAGGTGAGGGCGGCAAACTATCACTATCTGGGCAAGATCAAGCTGCAAGGGAGAAAGACCTGGATGCAATACCCAAAACGGGGTGGTGCATTTGATACTCTTGAGGATGCCACGCTGGAGGAATACATTGCACTGTTGCCCCGATGGGCAAAGCTGGCATAAAGCAAAAAATGCCGGAGTGGGATGACCCGCTCCGGCATTTTCACACAGCACACTATGATTTGTTTTTCTGTATCGACATCAAGGCCTCTTTGAGCTTGTCAAAGCCAAACATGGCAGCGTAGGCCACGAAAAAGCCCAGGATGACAGCGCCCACCACCATGTACCAGGTGATGGGCAGGGCTTTGGCTTGGCAGTATGCAAAAAAGGCCACCAGCGTCAACACCATGCCCACGGCGGTGGCCAGGATGTTGGTGGGGAGCTTGTCCCACACGATCTGCTTGAGCACCTGCACCACAATGTTGGTGACCACCACAAGAGCGCCCACCACGCTGAGGATGACAGATACATCCATGAAACTTTCCACGCTTTTCTCCTCTCTGCCTCACACAAGGGTGAGGTCTTTGATATTCATGGCAGCAGTGACCTCCCCATTGAGGCCGATAACCACACGGGAGCCGTTCATCCGCAGGACCGTGTAAACAGTGGAATACACAAAAGATGCCAAGCTGCCGCCTGTGTAGGTCTTGGCTCCTTTGTTCACCCGGACTTTGGAGCCCACCGTGATGGTGGTGCCCTCCAGCCGGATGTCCGCAGCATCCACCCAGCCGTACACATCACTGGTTTTGTCTGTGTGGATGAGATGGTATGGATGCTTGCCGGACTTGGCCATGGCCGTGATGGTGGCCTTGCCGGGTTTACAGGCCTTGCCATTGACGGCGTTGGAGCTCACATAGTGCTTGGTGCCCGTAAAGCTCACCACGGTGCCCACAGCAAGCTCCTGAGCGCCGTTTTGCACCGGGGTAGGCTCCGATGCCTCCCCGCCCGTTGCGGGTGCAGAGAGGCGCTGGTTGACCTCAGCGGCAATCTCTCCGTGTCGGTTGTAGAGGTAGTCACCAGGGCAGCTCTTATTGGCAAACCATCTGTGCACGGTCATGTTTTGCTCATCCGGCTTGCCCACCAGGGTCTTGTCAGCTTTCCACTTGAGCTGCTTGATGCCGTTGCGCTTGCAGATGTCGGCCACCAGATCGATGAGCGCCCTATATGCGGCATCCGTGACCGCATAGGGCGCGGTGGTATCACTGGCCACCTCAATGGTGATGGCGTTGTGGTCATTCATGGAGCCGGTGATGCCGTTGACCTTGAGCTTGCCGCCAGAGGTCCAGGCACGGTCTTTTTCCTCCACGCACAGGCCAATGGAGCCGTCCTTGCCCACCACATAGTTGGCGGAGGCGCGGACACTGGCATTGGCAAAGTAGTCACACCCGGCCTTGGCGGTGCACTGCCCCACAATGCAGTGGATGGTGATGAGGTTGATGGTGCCATGCCTGGGGCTGGTCTTGTTTTGTGACAGTCTGGTGTAGGTTGCCAGCGGGCTGTTGCTCATTTGGGGATGCCCTCCTCTCAATACAGGGCGGCCACGCCCTGCTCGGTCAAAAAGTCTTTTTGCTCATGTTTTACGGTGCGGGCATACGCAAGGGCGGCATCCAGTTCACCGTTGCAATGCCCATTTTTGATTGCCTCCGCCGTTGCCTCTCCCAAGGCAAGGGCTGCCCCGGTGCTTTTGATGATAAGCACCTCATTTTTCTCACGGGCGGCCTCACGCTTGTCCTGGATGTCCTCCCTCTTGGTGATGCGCCGCTGGATGAGCCAAAAGAAAAGGCCGGTGAGCGCCGTGGGGATGCCCAGGAGTGTGATGATGCCGCCAATAGAAAGCTCCACAGTCATTGAAAACTATCTCCTTTGCCGGTAGATGGTGGGAGCGCACAGCCTTTTGGCCGTGCGCTCCGTGATGCCTCAGTTGATCTTGACCTCAAGGGCCTCCAGGATTTCCTCCACCTGCTGCCGCAGGATGGCGGGCACCTGGTCCAGCGTCTTGCGTCCCTTGATGATAAGGGTGGCGTAGACCACAGCCATCTCACTCACCTCCTTTGCAAGTAAAAGCCTGAGGAGAATTTCCCGCAGCTTACACATTGCCGTCACCGGCAAGGATTTTTTCCACTGCCGCCCGGAGATTGGCGGGCACATCGTCCAGGGTTTTCACACCCTTGCGGATGAGGTCAGCATAGACCTTGGCCATTATGCCTCACCTCCCGCAACAAGGAGCTCATACACATCACAGAGAGCCACCTGGGTGTCCGTGAGCTGTTCCTGCAAAGAGGCGTTTTCCTCCGTCTGGAGGAGGATATACTCATCCTTGCTGTACTGCACCATGCGGTACTCAAAGCCCACAAATTCCTGCTCCGTGCCCTCATTTTCCGTGACGGGCGTGATGTCGGTGTGCTCCCACACACTCAGCTCATCAATGACAAGCGGCTGGGGGCGGATGGTGCTCCGCACCAATCCATAATCTTTCATGCTGCTTTACCTGCCTTTCCTTTTATGTGTTCGATATAGAATTGATTGGCAAAGGGCTGGATGGGTGTGAGGTATTTTTCCGCCAGACGGAAACTGTCACACCAGATCAGCCATCCCTTGTATGAGTTGACAGCACACCACTCCGTATATGTCAGCTCACGATGTTGCCGGACCTTTCTGCTGATATTCAGCATCTTGCGTTTGAATTGCTGGCAAGTGCTTTTTCTCAGCAGGGTGTAGTGTTGAAAAAACCGATAGCCCACAAAGTCCAGGCCCCGCACAAAGGTGGGAAACACCTGCCAGTTGTCTTTGATGGTGAGATGGAGCCTTTGCTCCATGAAGTCCCGCACCTCCAAAAACAATGCGTGCAAGTCCTCCTTGTTGTCCGCAAAGATGCAGATGTCATCCATGTAGCGGAAATAGTGCTTGACCCGCTTTTCCTCCTTTATCCAGTGGTCAAAGGATGAGAGATAGAAATTGCCCGCATACTGAGAAAAATAATTCCCAATAGGGATGCCCACATTGCCCTCAGTGCTGTCTATGATCTCATCCATCAGCCAGAGGAGGCCGGGGTCCTTGAAAATGCGGCGGAGCTGGGTCTTGAGCACCGTGTGGTCAATGGAGGGATAATACTTTCTGACATCCAGCTTGAGGCAGTAGCGCATCCCCTCCGGGTCCTTGCGGATGGCGGCATGGATGTCCTTGACAGCCTTGTGGATGCCCCGCCCAGGGATGGCGGAATAGGTGCAGGAAACAAACTGCTTGAGCAGTATGGGCTCAATGACCTGGATGAGAGCCCACTGGCAGATGCGATCAGGATAATAGGGCAGCTTGTAGATGAGCCTGTCCTTTTGACCCTCGCGCCTCATAAACACCGTGTATTTTGAGGTGTGAAATGTCCTGTTGAGCATCATGCTTTGCAGAGCGCTGAGGTATTCCTCCTCATGCTCCGTGACCAGCTTGACATCCGTGTACCAGCTTTTTCCCTTGCGGGCGTTTTTGTGCGCCAGCTTGAGGTTTTCCATTGAGCAGACGGTTTCATAAAGATGCCCGTATCGTTTCATGCTGTGTTATCCTCGGTGTATGCAAATTCCTGAGCTTTCGATGGCAGGAGCCCCTACCGGCACAGGTTTTTTATTGTGATGTTTTGCCAAGAGGCAGGGCAAGTGTTTCCACGGTTATAGAAAATATATAGCGTTTGCACTCACTGGGTGGCCGCCGATGTTCCGATTGCGATTGGTCGGATTGTTGTTCACATTCAAGTACCAAGGACCCGCATTGAGGCCATTGTTCCAATTCGCACCAAGTAGGGCAACGGCAGAGCGGGCAAAGCCGCAAAGGAGCAGAGCCGCAATTTGGTTTTTCATCGGCGTGCACTTGCCCGTATTAACTTTTTTAGCTCTGGGGGATATACACCGGGCGGCCGCCGACGCTCCGATCGCGAGCGGTCGGATTGCTGCTCACACCCAAGCACCAAGGACCCGCAATGAGGCCATAGCTCCAAGTCGCACCAAGCAGGGCAACCATCACGGCAGCATAGGTGTAATTCTGCCAGAAATAATCACCCACCGGCAGAGCGTCATTTCCCAGCACCTCAGACGCGACAAAGAGCCAGTCAAAGGCCTCATTGTACCCAAAGGCGGACACATAGCCGTTGGCCTTGGCCAGCGTGATGCCGGTGTCAAGATACTGCTCATTGGTCTTGCTGTCCGCAAAACTGTGGTCAGCAACATAGAGCTTGTGGATGCCGTTGGCGTTGATGTTCATGCCGTCCACGAATTTCCAGATGTTGCCCCAGATGTTTTCCTCACCGCGATAGGTGACAAACTGGATATTGTTGGTATTGACGGCGGTGCCGGTGGCGTTGCCCAGGTTGGTGGTGGCCCCGGTGGGCTCCGCCATGTTGTTGCTGCCATCATCGGTCTTGTCCACCGCACCACGGCCAATGGCCGTTTGCATGTTCATCCCGGCATACTCAATGAGCATGAGCATCTGGGTGGCCGCCACGGTTGCCGCATACTGGGAATACCAGCCGGTGCCACGGTTTTGCGCCAGCGTGCGGAGATTGGCACGGGTCAGGTTTTGCGTCTTGCCGGAGATGGGCTTGGCGTTGGCAATGCTGCACAGCTTATCACCCGTGGAGGCGGTGAAGTCCGCCACCTGTGCGTCATCCAGGATGTAGGCACTGGCGGAGACATCATAGAGGGAGCCCTCATAAGCGGACAAGTAGATTTTGTCCTTTTCCACGCCGTTTTGGATGAAAGCCGGATGCAGCTTAAAGCCAGCGCGGGGCGTATCGCTGACATAGTAGCGGGCTTTTCTCAAATGGTAGCCGTCCCCGCCCTCGATCTTCTCCAGCTCCAGCGGCACCACCTTGTAGTAAAAGCGGGGCTGCTCCACCATGACCTGCACAGCGGTGCCCGCAGCATAGGTGTTGCCGCCCACGGTGACAGCCTGGGTGAGCACACCCGTTTCAGAGTAGCCAGCATCCCCGTGGTAGGCCACCACCACACCGCCGTCAGTGAGGTTGCAGCGCTTGCGCCCGCCAAAGGCTCCGATGCTGTCAAAGGATGCGCCGGGGGTCTTGCCCACGGCACCGGCCAGACGGGTGAAAACCTTGTTTTTGAGGTCGGCCTCCACGCCATAGATGGTGCTGTCCGTATAGCCAATATAGGCTTGCAGATCAGCAATCTCCTCCTGCAAGCTCTGGATGTCCGCAATGGTGGCGGTGGCCGCAGGATTGACCACCAGGCTGACATTATCAGCATTGCTCACGCTGGTGGTCACGTTGATGTAGATGCCGGAAACGGTCACCCCGTTGTATGCCGGGACATAGCCCGCCACATCAGCGCCGGAAACGGCATAGAGGATTTCCCCAAGGTCCGGGTCCATGGCATAGAGGCCAATGGCATTGAGGGAATAGCCCTCCGTGACGGCGGTGTTGTCGATTGCCGCCTCGATCTTGACGGCAGCGGTGCTGAGCTTGGTGACACGGGACACCTCAGTGGTCTGCTTGATGCCGGAGAGGGCGGTCAAGGCAGGGATTGCCGCATCCGTGTAGGCAGTGCTGCTCAGGGCCACCTTGGTAAAGACCACGCCGGAGGAGCCCGCAATAATTTTGGAGATGAGATTGCGCCCCCGGTCTGTCAATACCATTGTTCTAAACTGTGACATGCTATCATCCTTTCTTAATCAGTTATGTTTATCTGCTCCGCTGTGATGACCCCAGCGGCATTGACCATGCTGACCTCCGTGGAAACGGTGGCCTTTTCTGTATCGGACAGCTCCACCCGTTCACAGGGCACGATGCCGGACACCATAATGGACGGCACGCCCACGGTGATGACCTGGTTGCCCGTATCGGACAAAAAGATGCAGTCACACAGCACCACGGCTGAGGCGGCATTGTGTGGGCTGTCCACGCCACAAGTGATGGTGTTGACGGAATTGATGCGGATGTTGCTGGGGACCGTGCGCTCAAGGACACTCTTGAGGCTGTCCACCTGCCCAGCTCTGTCCCATTCCGTGAGAATGTCCAGAGTGTACCCATCCCGGATGGCTGCCTCATAGGGCAATCCAGCCGCCACAGCCGCCAGCCATTGCCGGAGCCAGGTGATGGTGTAGGGCAATTCCAAATTCCACATAGATTTTATGGTGGTCTTGCGGGCATCCAGGCTGTCCGTGTCCTTGGGATGGATGCCAAGCTCCCGCTCCCAGACGCTCACGCCCAGCTCCGTGGCCGTTTCAAGGAATTGGTTGGCCATGACCAGCGCCAGAGCATCCCATGCAAGGGAGATTTCCGGCTCACAGGCCTCATTGATGGCCTGGAAGTCCACCACATCCCGGAGCACGGGGGGCAGATAATTGATGAGCTTTCTATCCATTGACGGTCCCCCTCTTGGGGATGCTGTCCGCATCAAGGGCAAGGTTTTGAGCCACCCCGTTGATTTGGGTGTTGCCGATGTCCGCGATCATGGCGGAGCACCCGGAGAGGATGCGGCTCTCAATCTGAGAGATGCGGACCGTGATAAAATCGGAGCTTGCCCAGCCCTGTGCCAGCTCTGTGAAATAGTCATCAATGACAGCCTCCACATAGCTCTTGACCGCCGCCCAATTCCAGCCGGAATTATAGGTCAGCGTAAAGCTGATATTGACGGTTTCCGGCACCACGCCGGTCACCGTGACCACATGCCCGATGGGGGCAAGGCCAAGGCCCTCACCAGCGTTTTGCGTGGGGTCCACAGCGGTCTGCACCTCATCCAGCAGCACGCTGGAGGGGGCTGTGTTATTGGAGGCCATGATGACCAGCTTGACAGTGCCGCCCACCGTGAGCTTTCTGTTGACGGCTGCCGTATAAACGGCGGTGAGCCATGCGGCCACCTCATCAGACAGTGAGCCCACAGCGCTGTTATACCATGAGGTGACAGCCGCGCTGGGGATGAGGCTGGCCGGTGCAATGTCACCATTCCAGACGGGATGTACCTTAACGGCGCTCACGCCGGACATGGCAAGGACCTTTTCCGTATAGTCCGCCTGGTTTCCGCCAAACGCCTGAGACTGGAAACTGTCAAGGACGCGCTGGCGGAAAAGCTCCGTGTCCTCCTCATCATCACCGGGGATAAGCAGCTCCACAATTTCCGCATGGGTCAGCCCGTCCACATATTCAATGGGGATGAGCGTACCAGTGTAGCTGTTGGCCACGGCTCCCGCCGTTTCACAGGTCACCTGGTGGCTTAGGCCAGTCTCGGTGTCAGCATCCGCCATGCGCCCGGTGACCACAAAGTTGAGGTCATCACAGGAGAAACGGGTGCCCTCAGCCACCTCAATGTTAAACTCCGCCCGCAGCACGGCGGCGCTGGCAGGATAGGGGGCCATGTTTCTGTCCGCCGCCCGCAAGATCAGATACTCACGGGGCGCTGTGGCCAGATATGTGGCTTGGAAAACAAAGTCCAGCCCAATGTAGAGCTGGGCCAGCTCCGCCATGGACGGAGCCACGCCATTCATCACCATGGAGCCCTCACGCTTGTCCAGGGCGGAGGACACCCGTGCAAGAGCGCTTTTGAGCAGCGCCTCATAGGTCTGTGTTTCAAACATGGTTAAATCTCAACCTCCGTTTCCATCGGCAGATCACCAAAAATGGTGTAAACGGTGAAAGTGGCAAGTACAGTTTTCTTGCCCGTGGAAAAGGACCAGTCACCCGTGCCGGTGATGCGGTCATCCTGGGTCAGCGCCTCATCCACACGGCGCTTTATTTCGCTCATAGCCCAATCCTTGGGCTTGCCAATGAGGTCCACAAGCTCCACGCCATAGCGCCGGGAATAAATTGGATAGGCATAGCGCTCAACATTCAAGATCAGATATACTGCTTGCAAAAGCGCTGCTTTCCCGTAAACGGTAAATAAGTCGTCCCATTTACAGGGCCAGGGCGTTATGCCATAATCGAGTTGCATAAAGTGGTGAGAATTATCACCAAGTGTTACTAATTGGCACCACTTTCCGCAATACGGTTGAGG